GACACGCAACACGACCTGTGTACGAGTGTTAAAAAATAGGTTCGTGGGCTTGACAGGGCCAGCCTGTTACCTGTATTATGATAAGGTCAGTGGTAGAATGATAGAAACCAGCTGTCCAGTGGGTAATGAGACGGAGTTTTAACATGACAGAGTTAACTTTAGAGCTAGTAAATAAGTTGTTTAGATATGATAAGGAAACGGGTGATCTTATTCGCAAAGTTAGTGTTCGTAAAGGTTCTGAAACTGGACAAATTGTCGGTACAGATAATGGACAAGGTTACTTAAGAACCAGTATTAAAGGAGAACGGCAGTTTAACCACCGAATAATATTCTTTATGCACCACGGTTTCCTACCTCCTTTCTTAGATCACATAGACAACAACAAGAGAAACAACCGCATAGAGAACTTACGAGCCGCTACTATTACACAGAACAACCACAACCAAGGGAGACGGAAGACTAATACTTCAGGAGTTAAAGGGGTAAGATGGAAAGAAACCCATAACATGTGGAGTGCTTCAGTGACTCTCAATGGAAAGAGGAAACATGTAGGTCACTTCCGCACCGTACCTGAAGCTGAGGTAGCAGTACGGAAAGTGCGTGAGCAACTACATGGCGAGTTCGTGAATCATGGGTAATGAGACGGAGTTTTAATGAAAATAGTATTTGACATAGAGGCTAACGGTTTAAACCCTGATAGGGTGTGGTGTATCGTTGCTCACATTGTAGGCACTGAAGAGTTCTTTGAGTTCCACGGCTTCAGTTTGTTTGACTTCAATGAGTGGCTTCTAGGCTTTGATAACTGTGAAGTGATAGGCCATAATATAATTGGCTATGACATACCAGTGTTGGAGAGATTATTAGGTACTGATTTTAGCAAGTGTAAGATTACGGACACCCTAGTGCTATCACGTTTAGCTAACCCATCAAGGGACGGTGGACATTCCTTAGAGAACTGGGGCGAGACACTAAACCAACCGAAAGGTGATTACAGTGATTGGGATAATTTTTCAACGGATATGGTGGAGTATTGTGTACAGGATGTTAGAGTTAACACGCTGGTGTACAATAGACTACTTCAGGAGCTTAGAGATTTTGGCGCTGAAAGCATTGATCTTGAACACCAAGTACAAGCTATTGTATCGGAGCAGATTAAAACAGGATGGCTCTTAGATCAAGAGAAATGTTTTCTATTACTCGCAGAGCTTAAGGAGAAGAAGTATGACCTTGAGGATAAGGTGCATGAGGTGTTCAAGCCGCTACCTACATTCATCAAGGAAGTTACACCTAAGATTAAGAAGGATGGCGAGATTAGTGTCGTTGGACTCAAGTTCCTAGGAGAGCAATGGGAAACAGCGGTAGCACCCTTTAGTCGCATTGACTTCCCTATGTTTAACCTAGGGTCACGACAACAGATAGGCAGACACTTGCAGTACTTTGGTTGGAAACCTAAGCAGTTCACTGAGAAAGGACAGGCCATTGTTGACGAGTCAGTCCTTAGGGAAGTTAAGGGTATACCAGAGGCGGCATTGATAGGCGAGTACCTTATGATACAGAAGCGTATCGCACAGGTTCAGAGCTGGATAGAGGCAGTTAAGGAGGAGGACGGTAGAGTACATGGGTACGTTAACCCCAATGGGGCAGTAACGGGACGCATGACACACTCTAGTCCTAACATGGGCCAGATCCCAGCAGTGTACTCACCTTATGGCAGAGAGTGCAGAGATGTATGGATGGTGCCAGACGGATACAAACTGGTAGGTATGGATGCAAGCGGACTTGAGCTACGAATGCTGGCTCATTACATGAATGACGAGGGATATACAAATGAAGTACTCAACGGAGACATTCACACGGCAAATCAGTTGGCTGCGGGCATTGAAACTAGAGACATGGCTAAGACTTTCATCTACGCTTTCCTCTATGGGGCGGGGGACGCAAAGATTGGAAGTATCGTTGGAGGAACAGCAAAGGATGGTAAGAGACTTAAAGAAAAGTTCCTCAGCAATACGCCAGCTCTTGCAAGCCTACGAGAACGAGTTGGAGTGGCGGCTGGAAGAGGCTATGTTCTTGGATTGGATAGGCGAAGGGTCTATGTACGATCAGCACACGCGGCATTGAATACTTTATTGCAGTCAGCAGGTGCCATTGTAATGAAGAAAGCGTTGTGTTTACTTAATGAATATGCTATACTATGGGGTATAGACTATCACTTTATAGGGAATATACATGATGAAATCCAAACTGAAGTTAGAGCAGGAAAAGCAGATGTCTTTGGGAGACTTGCAACCAGCTGTATGCAAGCCGCAGGGACTCACTACAGCCTCAACTGTCCTCTCGCTGGTGACTACAAAGTCGGAGACACTTGGGCGGATACGCATTAGAGATTGTAGTGATTGTAGCGTCCGTTTAACAGAAAGTAATACCTACAAGGCGCATTTAGAAGGACGAGGTTCTAGGTGTAAATCTTGTTGGTCTGTGTTTCAAAAACCAACACTTAGTCAGCGAATGTGGGTCAATGGTAAGTACATACCTAAGAGCCATCCACTACACAAAGCAGGTAGATACAAGGGCTTTGAAGAGGCAGCCTTTAGCTCCTTAGCTAACTATGACTCAAGCCTAGAGGGTCAGGTGTACATCATTAGCAACCCAGCATGGGAAGGTTGGATCAAGGTAGGGATGGCTATTGATACACAGGACAGAGCTAACCAGTACCAAACATCTTCACCTTACCGTGACTATGTAGTGGAGCATACAGTAGCTACAACGGATCGTAGGCGTTTAGAGTCCATGTCTCACGCTCTACTAGGCAGTGCTTGTGAACAGCGTAACGAGTGGTTCAAGTGTGACGTAGAGACAGCCAAGTGGTACATTGATTCAGCCTTGGGAGATATGAATGAACAAGCCAAAGGGTAAGCCATTTGACAAATGCTTTATTGATGCTGATTCAATTATCTACAGGATAGCACTTAAAGATATTGCTTTAGACCAAGCCAAGAGCTATTATGATGAAGAGATTGAAAAGATTGGCTGGGACACTTGTAGTTCTGAGTTATTTGTAGCCCTTAAAGGAACAGGTAACTTTAGGTACGACATTGCTGAGGACTACAAGGCCAAGCGTAAGCTTAAGCTCAAGGCGCAAGAGGAGGAGGAGGAAGATCCAGATCCAAGACTCACGGAGCGTAGGAAGAAGCTTAATGAGTACGCTTATAGCTTAGGACACTTCAAGTCCGACAACTGTGAGGCAGATGATGTAGTCAGCATATGGGCGCAGGAAGCTTTGGATGCTAAGGAACACTTTGTCATAGCACATATAGATAAAGACATTGACATGGTAGAGGGCTGGCATTACAACTTTAATAAAGAAACTTTATACTACATATGTAAAGACCAAGGCTACTATAAGATGTGCATACAGATGCTTACAGGAGACTCTACTGACAGCATTCAAGGTCTTGTCGGTATTGGCCCTAAGAAAGCAGAGAAGCTACTGGCTGATGTACGTAAGCCTGATATGCTGGCTAAGGTACAGGAAGCATGGCAAGAGGCTCACCCCGAAGATTGGCAGGAGCGTCTGGAGACATGCTGGAACTTGATCTATATGCGTAGGGATTGGGAAGGATTCCGTAGGCTAACCATAGAGGAGACGCTGAATGACTCAGTTTAGATCAGGACTAGAGAAGAGCTTATCGGAGAAGCTAGATGGCGGTTATGTCTTTGAACCTTACAGCTTACCTTACACGACACATAGGAAGTACATACCTGACTTTGTACACGAGCAAAAGAAGGTACTGATAGAATGCAAGGGGTTCTTTAGGGCAGGAGATACACAGAAGTATACAGCGGTGCGAGATAGTCACAAAGGAAACTGGGAGCTGGTGTTTGTCCTAAGCAATCCCAACAAGAGGGTAAGGAAGGGCGGTAAGATTACAATGGGTGAGTGGTGTGTTAAGAACGGCTTTAAGCATTATACACTAGACACGGCAAAGGAACTGACTAAATATATAAAGGAGAAAAAACTGTGTCTTTAACCTTAGAGGAACTTAAAGAAAAGATTATAGTAAATGCGGATGAGCTGCTCGTGTTAGAGCTTTTGAACATAAGCACTAGGGATTTACTGGAAGCATTTGAACGTAGACTTATCAGAGACTTTGATGAGATAGCTGAAGACTTTAAAGATGAGGAAATGATTGATGAGACTTAATAATTGGGAAGATGATCCATATTGTAATGACCCAGACTCACCTTATTTTGGTGAACTAAAGTGTATGATACCTGAAGACTATGACCCTGATGATTGGGAAGCTGTAGAGAAAATTTCAGAAAACGGTTACACATCTACTATTTCTTTTATAAAGAAGGAGAATAAAGCATGAGACTTAATGATGCAACACCTGAAGATTGGGATCGACTACGCAAGGCACACCCTGCTATAGAGAGAGCGAATGATAAAGCAGCCGCTATCTTCAACA